TACAGAGGAAAGCATAGGAACGCCGCGTGCTATAAAACGCAGCGCCCGTGACTGAGCAGCTGCGGCACTGCTGAGGGGCCTAGCGTCCTCCTCCACCTCCTTCTCCATCTTGACAAGTCTTCCAGAGTTCACTGTCACAAGTGTTGTGGCTGCCGGCTCAATGCCGACAAGCTCCAAGTCGTCCAAATGGCAGTAAAGCTCAAAGGTCGGAGATGCAAGGGCCGCTACAGAAGGCACTGCAGACAAAGCCACAACTGAAAGGTTTCCATAGTCCTCGGTTTGATCCAAGGCCATGAATTCCAAAACGTTGAGGAATGGGATGTTTATTTCTGCCATCGTAAGCTCAGACAAATCCAACCTGACGTGAGGAATGTTGGTGGCTGTCTCAGCGCGAGAACCGCGCTGAAATACAGTAGTACTGGTGGAAAGCGAACCGTACTGCCAACTAAGTGACAGCAGGCCCTGATGAAACGGGGTAGAGGCAACCTGCAGCTTAAAGCACAGCTTAAACCTAACCCCATACACGCCAGTAAGCCTAGTAAAGCCATTGGTGAAAAGTGTGGAGAAAAGGTTGGTGGCATTGACATTAACAACCGCAATGCGGCCCCTAAAGCCAGTGGTAATGGTCCCCCGACCAATAAGACGGGGGCGGGAAAAATACTGCCTGAGACCTTGCAAGTCTTGCTGCTTGCCATGAATGGAACTCCCAACGTAATGCTTGCCTAACACATCCACTGCCGCGCACGCTTCCTGAATAAACTCAGTAGCGCCCGTGGCAGAGGGGTCTGCATCAACGCTAAGACCCTGAAATTCATCGCACACAACCTCAGTCTCGCGATCATTCACAAAGCCCGCAGAAGCGGTGTTATTGTCATTATTAGCAGCGGAATGTACACCACAAGGCTACCGCTATAGCACGAGTGGGTGGTGGCCTCCTCTCTGGATATTTACAGTCCCGCCTGAGTAGTACGGCTGAAAAGCCCGGGACGAACCTGTGCCCCCCCTGTCCACCGCGCTACTTAAGACGGGCCACCGTAGTTTGCGCGCAACGCGGTGCGTATTTGGGGGCACTTACCAGTAGTTGGTGACCCGCGAGAGCACCAACGACCGGTACGCCTTCTGGCTCCTGAGCTGCTTGGGCACCGCGTCCAGCTGCGCCAGCATGGCGAACAGCTGGGGAGCATGGCGGTCCCAAACATCCGCCTCATGCATGGACAGCTCCTCCAGCGCGAACTCGATGTTCGCGATGCAGATCTCCCGCACCTCTGCGGGATCCGCCTTTCGCGTGTAGTACGCGATGTACAGGAAGCTGTCCAGCTCCAGCGGGC